GGTACAAGCTGTTCCCGTTCAATGATTGAAGCGTTCCAAGCAAGCGATCGCGGCAAGTGTGTAAAGCTTGCCGGTGCAGCAGCTATGTCGAGGGCGTACGAGTTTGCAGGACTCGCACCGACGATTTCCGACAAGTTCCTGCAATACGCGGTCAATTGCGATTTCGATATCACTTACGATCTTAAGATGCGTACGAACGAGCAGTTCGACGATAAGAGTGAACTCGTAGATCACATCCGTGCACTTAACGCCACATGCCAGAGCGAGGAGAAGATTTTGACATCGATCGGCTTCTGGTGTAGCGACGAGGAGAGAAACCACTTCGTCGATTACATGTGGGATTACGACCAGCTTGGCGAGTGGGAGGGCTTTCGGAACAGCCTTCCCCAGTCATGGCGCCAGTAGGCGCCGTCTGCGCGTATTTGGAAACAGGTTTCACACACCGATGCTGTATATTAATTCAGCCATTTTGGCTGGAAGTCCCAGGGCCACAGGAGGAAATGCCTGTGGTGAGAGAGGGAAGACGACATTGCATTACCAGGGTTTGCCCCCCCTCTGCTGGAGTCGTCCGGGCGTGGGTAGAGTCCGCCCGTTGACCGAGGCTTATTCTTTAACACTCATCGCTGCCCGCGGTGAGTGGCAAGCCTGCTGACGCAGTTTTCCAGGGCGTCTGAGGTGAAGGCCGTGGGAGAGGGGGATTTAGTCACCTCCTTGGTTTGGCCACCTTAACTTCTACTGAACGGGGGCTTAGGCTCTTTGGCACGCCGTTTGCGTGGCAACACTGGCTACCAACCAGCGATGGGTGGATAGTTGGAACCCCCGAATGGAATGGCAACGATGCGACCTGGCGCGAAGGTGGAGCTCACGAGCTCGCACTACATCAATCCAGGGCTATGTTCATGACACCAGCAGGTTTCCCCAGTAGACCTCTTACGTTGAGTCGGGGCCAAAGCATTTTGCGGAGGCCGGGCACGGGCCGCCAGCGAGTACGCTGGCCGATGCAGGGTGATTCTATTTCATGTCATGTCTACTGCCTCCCTAGCTTGAGGGGGAGGGTTAAGGGGCGGTTTGATTAGCCGCGGGCTATCTGACTAGGAAGAGACATAGTTGACTGTGGGTAACCAATCCCACTGGGCTTATATACATACATATTATTGTACACGCGTGGGTCCGTTTGGCCCAAGTCGATTTGGCTCCGTGAGTATGCTTGCCGATCCCCATGTTTTCAACCGCACACTGTGGCGAACATGTGCGATGGCGACGCTCTGCCTCACGCGTGGCGGG